AGCTGTGTTCCTTTAAAATGAAGATAGCCTGTTCTTCTGTGCTTACGCAGTTTACTATTCTTGCCATTTCTCTGTGTTTCTAAATGTTTCCACGAATATACAATAACACGTTGATAACTTCCAAATAAATGCACATAAAATTTCACACGTTGATGCTAACGTGCTGATAATCAACTGAATAATTTTAACAACTAATTAACAGACAGCCACGTGTCATCATCATCTGATTGGCTGCTGATGATGTGCAGATACATTTCTTCTGTATTGACCAACGTGTTGTGATAGGCATCCATTTCATCTTGAATGGCCTTGTTCCTTTCGCTGATTCGCCACAGAATGTAAGCTGATATAATTGCCCAGAAGACAAGGACCAACAACAGAACCATTGCAATAATCAGCAGGTTGATGATAGTCTGCATCATCTTACTTTGCCCTTGATGATTCGCAGATTGTCAACTTCAAAGTCACCATTGCCATCAACACGAATGATGGCGAACCCGTGATTCCACTTGTTCACAGGCATATATCCTGGATGCAATTCACATAGGCATCCTGTGGACCAAGTTGTCACAACCTTGCCATCCAGATTGCTTTCTGAATGTTCTGATGTCTGATGGTTGTGGCCACAGATAACGCTTGCCTTTGCTCTCATGTAGTAGCCACGTGCAGGATTCACAGGTGAAAAAACAGACCTTCCAAATTCGTGTCCATGCATAATGGACAGCTTGCCTGCTTTAATCACACGTTTGTCCTGTATCAATTCACATCCAAGCTCACCAAATCGCAGCAGTTGGTCCATAGTGAAGTCTGCTGTGCCAATCAGTTCTGGTGCCTTGGTTCGCAGGTATGCTTCATATCTTTCTTCGTGATTGCCTAACTTAAAGTAGAATGGCACACCATCAAATTCATTCCGGAACACTTGCAGCAATTGCCGTGTTGCTTCCAATTCTTCAGCGAATCCACGCTTTCTTGGATCACGTTCATAACGTGACAATGCATAGCAATCAACTGTGTCACCATTGAACACAATGGCATTCACATTCTGTTCCTTTCCATACTCAATTGCCTTGGTGATGGCATCAATATTATGGAATGGCACATGGATGTCCGACAGCAGCAATATTCTTGTTGCAGCTTTCGGCAACACAAATGGTTCCCATTCAGATTCATCTGATTCTGGAAGACCAAATGGATTTGCAACACCTAATGCTCTGGCCTGTTGTGCCTTCTCTGTTGTCATGTATTCCTTGTTTTGCAAACTTGCCCTATCTGCGTCACCTGTCTGTCCACGGTAGTAGCGAATAATCCTTCTGACATTCTCCACATCCAGGAATGCTGATTTGTTCCTTTTGTATATCAACTTAGCCAATGACGTTGATGGCAGATGTGACCAATGCTTCAGATATTCTTGCACGATTTCGCCCTTGATGGATTGCTTCTTCATTCTTTTCACTCAATTAGTGTTCTATACCGCACGATTCAACTTAATTCTATTTAAATTCGCGATTCGCGATTCGCGATTTCTCTAAGATACGTTCCATCTGTTTCATCTGTCTGCTCCAGTCAACAGTTCCGCGTTCTGCTGACTCCGCCTTTCTGATAAACTCTTCAGCTTCGTCTCCTTCAAGTGTTGGGATGAACACCGTTACCTTCTGCATTGAGCAGCTCAGTTTATGGAAGCCTACTTTATGGCATACCGGGCATTCGATCATCTCAACTTCTTCTGACTCAAAGCAGAAACAGGTCTGTTTGTCCTATTGCTTCTCCGAAGGTAATTCCGAATGCTCAATACCTTTGGCATCAAGGTTTTCATAGCTTTTCCCGTTTGTTAATTCCGTAGCTTGTTCAACGCAGAATCCACAGGTATGCTTGTTCTGTTGCATTTCATCCCATCCTTGTAAGTATGCTTCTCTGAGTTCCTTCAATCTGTCAACGTCAAACTCTTCATAAATTGGATATAACTCCAACGCTCTTTGTTCTGCTTGTTCTCTTGTTTTCATTGCTCTCAAATTAGTGTGCTTTATCGCACTATTATACTCTATTCTGTTTCAATTCGCGATTCGCGATTCGAAAAGTGCGTTATTCCGCACTTTCATTGGTGCTGTGCCATAATTCGTTCACGGTAGAACTTTGGGTCGATTTCGCGAATCTTCACAGCCAATTCCATCCATTGCCTTTTCGCTTCTGCTCTTTCTTCCTTGGTGCTTTCAATACCAAGGTTACATTGTATCAATGCATTCTGATGCAGAAGTTCATCAATCTGCTTCCGGACATCATCATCTGTGTGATAATAGTAGTTTGCGCTCATCTCTGCCATAGTTTACGGCCAACGGTAATGCCAACATAATGGTCACCATTGAACTTGTAGTTTGCCGTAAGATACATTTTTTTGATGTCACCGTGTACACCAATACCAAACAATGGTGTGACCTTTTCGCTGAAATCAGTCTGTGCTTCGATGGATGCATGCACACCGACACCATACATTGGTGCCTTCTGGACATTGGATGTGTATGTGAATGCTGCTTCTTCTGTAATGTTCTGATAATTGTACCAAGTTGCATTCAAGCTGCCATCAGCCAATGTGATGGTTGTGTCGTATCGGTTCACTTCTGTCAGCCATGCTTGGATGATTTTGACTGTGTCAACTTTGAGAACTTCACGTTCCTGGATGATGGTGTTGGTGATTGTGTCCGTGATAGTTACACGCTCCACGAATCTGACTGTGTCGGTCTTCCATCGGTCCACATATTCAGTCCGATATATTGGCTTTTCAATTTCAATGGTTTCTGTGATGACCTTGGCACCTGTTCCACAGCCTTGCCATGCAACAAGGACACCCAGAAGAAACGTGACCATGTATGGCCACACAGATTTGAACAGATGAATCAGCAATTCCCTGTCCATAGTTCAACTTCATCTTCTCGTCTGCGAATCAATCCGCGCAATATTTTGCCGCCACCTTTGGTCCATCTGCGAAATTCATCCGGAATGTTCTGGTCATCCGGACAATGATTGACCTTTCGCAGCAATGTCGATTTGCTAAAGTTTCCAATGCCTACATTGTACACGAACGAAATCAATGCAGCCTTCTGGTGTGATTTCAACTTCACATCCAGGACACCATTCACCTGCTTCTCCACCTTCTTGATATGGTTCAGCAGTTCTTCTTCTGCTCTAAATTCATCAATTGCAGCATCATCCATTGACACCTTGGTGCCATCTGAATATATGGTTGTGCCATAGCCAATTGTTGGCACATTAGCCGGACACAGATATGGTGCAGCTTCAAAGCCTTCAAACTTCTTGATAACTTCTGCTGCTTGCTTTGCTGCGCTTTTTCTTGTTGCTTTCTTTTCTTTTTCCATTGCAGTTTCCGTCTATGCATTCACATCTGATTGGCCTCCATGCACACCATTCACCTACATCTTGCACTTATTTCCTTTCAATTCTCCACGCATTTCAACCAATGCTTTGGTGTTCTCTGATATCACATCTGCGAACTTCTCCACATGCTTGTCGTTTGCATCTTGCCATTCTTTCCTTTCATCACGATGGATGTCTGTAAGTTTGTTCAAGTAATAAACCAATACCGCGAGGAATATTCCCGCGATTCCGTAACTCGCAAGTGCTTCTAAAATTGCATCCATAGCTTACCGTTTATGTCGTTATACGTCGTTGCAAGACTCTTCTTCAGTTTGCTTGCATCTCTCCAACTGTTCCTTGCTCAAACCTTTGCCATCTTCACAATGCAATATTAAATCCTCACCACACTCCGTAGCATTAAGATAGTAACGCAATGGAATAATCGTATCCTTCAACGCTTGAAACGTGAACATATCCTCAGCTTCTTGTCTTGTAACTTTCAAGTACATTAGTATATGGTATAAATTGCGTTTAACAATGTTTCGATTGCAGCCCTATTTGAACTTTCATCTGAAAAACCGACAACCATCTGAACATCTCCCGTAAAGTCAATGCCTCCATATCCGGCGTGTCTAAACACATCCCATACTTCGGTAGATGCTCCTTGATGAATGTTTAACGTGAAACCATCCAGAGCTTGATACACGTCATCTTTTGTAGATACCGCTTCAAGACTTCCATTGACGTACAATGATGGCGAACCGTAATTGTTCAAGATTCCAGTTCCACTACTTCCAGATTGCGCTAAGTAACTCCAAGTGTTTGGGTCCCAGTATTGAAGATACAACGTGTCCGATGTTTCCATTATATTGTAAATATCAAGCGTTTCTCTGAATTGCAACCCGGGAACTTCCATTCTATCGTTCGCTTGAAATGTCCAACAAGCAAGACCATTTGAAGCCGTGTTCAATACTCCCGAACTCACAACAACCGGTTGTAATGAATTTACGACCTGAAAGTATCGAAATCCGTTTCCGCTTTGGTCATAAACTTGATATAAGTAAGCATCGTTAGCACCTGTCCAAGTACCTAGCGAAGTGCCTGAACCATCTTCTGATGTCAATGAAAGGTTGCCACTTGCATCTGGATAAAAGTCTTTCAGTGCGTTGTCTGAGCTTCGTCTTAATTCACACAATGGGCCGCTATATCCTAGCCTCAATTGTTTCAATGCGAAAACACCATAATCTGCATTATAATCATCAAACACCAATCCGCTAACGGTTATGGTTTCAGGTTCAGAATAAACTTCATCTGTTCCATCTGTTGCAAGCACGTAAATTTCGGTGCTTCCAGTCGAACCCGAAACAACCCAACTGATGACATTTACAGCTTGTTCGCCAATTAAAGTAATCACATCGTCTGAATCTTTAGAAAAGAAAAGGTAAGACGTTGGAGTTATACCTGTTGGTGTTGCTGTTATCTGAATAGTATCACCAATGTCTGGTGTTGAATCATCAACGGAAACAGCAATCGAAACAGAAAATGCCGCCCCGCCTCCTGATGGTCTTGTTAAAATAGACGGCATAGCTTATTGATTGTATATGATAACGCTTCCGCTTGACATTGTAATAGCAGTTATGGCATCACTTGCAGGCACCACAATGTATGCGCCCGCCTTTACTGTTGCGCCCGTCAATCCAAAGTCTGCAAGGGCATCAACGCCACTAACTTCAAACGTAGTGAACACCGTGTCTTCTTGCGATATAACAGCATAGCCTTTCAGCGATGTGAATGCGCCTGTGCCGGTCAGCAATTTACAGCCTCGCGTTCCAATTAGTTTCTGTGATTCGGTCATTTCTTAAATTTTAACTTGTTGGTATTTGACAACGATCATAGGCAAATGGCTGTGTAATTGACAGCACACAACTATGTCCGCTAACTTTATCTGTGAATCTTTCTGTGAATGGTTCAAACTGAACTGATGTTTGGATGCTCAACTTCTCCGTGTGCAGTTGTCTGAAGTATGCCACGAAATCCATCAGAATTAAGATCGTGTCGCTCATCACTTCGTGTTCATTTTCTTCACCTGGAAGCACCCTGTCCATGCATATCAGTCTGATGTCATAGGTCAATGTTCGTTCAGTCACAGATGCACCTTGTTCGATTGCCCATAGAACAACGTAGTCCAATTCTTCTGGCTGAAGTTCCCACACATCACCTTGTCCGTACTGCCTTATCTGCAGATGGCTGTTGGCCTGTGTTTCGATTATTTCGAATATGTTGTTCAGAGTATACAAACTTTTTCAGCTTTTCTAAATTCTTCTTGTTGATTCCTTTTGCCATTAGTAGTCAATGTAACCATCTCTGTACTTGTCCTGCAAACTTCTGACCTTGTACCTATTTCCAAGGAAGATACCTGTGCTGTACACATCTTTTTCTGGAAGAATCACATCCAATCCAGAATCTGGTGATTGGTATGCCGGATAATCTGATGCATTTTCACACAGGAATCTGACCAATCGTTCTGTGTACCATTCAGCTTTGTCACGATATTTCTGACTGATGAAATTGATTTCATCCAAGGAAGATGTGCTTGCATTTTCAGATGACTGCTGCATCAAGCCTTTATTCAAGAACTTGTATGAAATAGCTGTTGGTGCTTCTGATTCAATCCAATACCTAAGACATGGTTGAATGTAGTCATCCAACAAGGTCTGATTTGCAACAGTCAATGTGCTGTTGATAATCTGTGTCTTTATTTCATCGTACAATGTACTGCCTAATTTTGGCTGAACATAGATGTCCTGACACATGATGATGATAGGACGAAGATACTTGAAGTCAATATTCTCGTGCAGCAATGTGCTGTCCTTCAGATAGCTTTCTGATATGAATAATACAGGTGTTGCCATCAGTTTGCTTGCTTAGTAATCAGAACTTGCCGCCATTCGTGTCTGCAATGGATTGATTTGCCCCACCATCCACCGCCACGATTCCATACATTGCGGCCTTCTTGCATTCCCAACCTTTGGATTTCTTCCAAGGTCCACACTTTGCCTGTGTAATTCGGACCAATTTCTTGAACATCTTCTGAACGCCAATTTGATGGTCTGCTTTCACGTAGCAAATCAATGCAGAAATCACGTGATGTTGGAATGGTCAATGCTTCGCCTTTCTGCTTCAATTCTGGCCGTAGGTCATAAACGTAACCGATGCCAAATTCTTCTTCAACAGGTTCGATATCTTCGATTATCCGCTTGCCTTCAGCAGTCACGTCAACAACTCGCTGTGTGCTGCCTGCAATTTCCTTGATTACAATGTTGATGGCATTCGCTTCATTCAATGTCTGAATGGCTGTCATCAATCTTTCATTCGTGATCTGCAAACTTCTTGCAATTGCAAGGAATGGTGTTGATGGTTCCTTGACCAAGATGTCCAGGATTGCTGATTCTATTGGTCCTATTTCGCTGAACCAATACTTCAGACATTCAGATTCACGGATGTGTGCAGTTTCAAAACTATCGAATTTGAATCTTCTGTCAGCCACAACTTTATGCTCAAAGCTGCCTGTGTTTCGCAGGTATTCAAGAACACGTTCATCATCTTCCTTGCTGTCTGATGATTTGCAGCAGATGTGTGCTGATGCTTCAATTTCAACCTTCTGTTCTTCTTCTAATTTTGGAAGACCAACACGTTCACGGATTTCATCCTGTGTCATCACAGATATGATGGTTGATTCAGAGAACTGAACACTTATTGGTTCCGTGTCAGATATGGTCAACCTTCCTTCCAGTCCTTGCAATGCTGCTAAGTCATTGAATGTCCTTTCAATGAACTGCTGCCGTGCGTTGACATAGGTGTTCTGGAATAATTCAAAGCTGTCAACCAATTGGTTCCGTGAACTGAAGATTCCTTCTTCCTTTATTCCGAACAACGCAGGATCTGAAATCTGATGACCTGCGTACAATTCCTGTTGAATCGTCTTGTTCAATAGGTCAAAACGCTTGTCAAAGTCATTGCTGTTCAGTTGCTGTATTTCAGCAGACCTGTCACGTGAATCAGAAAAGTTCAGAAGAATGCTGTTGGCATTGTCTGTGCCTGTGAACTTGGCTTTGACCATTCGTTCAATTTCCTGTTGCTCGCTTTCGGTCGGAATGCCAGAATTGAAATTCAAAAGTGTTCCGGCCATGAAACCATTGGAAATGCCCTTGTTGAAATAGTCACTTACTTTTCTATCAAGATCAATGTAATTGATGGCACCCAAGTATGATGGCAAAGGATAATATTGGCAGTTAGGCTGATAGCTTTTCACGTACAGTAACTGCTTGCCACCTGGTTCCTTCCAATTGAATGCTTCTATCTTCTCAACTTCTGGATTGTATTTGCTCCAATCATCAGAATAGTAATAACAATACCCATCATCTGAAACACGATACTTTGCGAAATCAGCATGATAGATGGCTGCAATCTTTTCACCTATGCTGTCATATATAACTTCCAATGCATAGCCGCCATAAAGTTCCAGGTCATGTGCCACCTTCACCAAGATGTCATCCAAAGATTCATAAGGATTTGGATGTTTGACGAATTGGTCCATCTTAGCCTTCATCACAGTTGTCATTCCATCTGTGTCAATGGACCATCCACGACCACAGATGTAATCACGTTTGCTGTTGATTATAGCATGATGCTTTGCGCTGTTTCTGTACAATTCCAACAGGAAGTCTGGATAACGATTCTTATAATCGCCTTCGGAGCCATACAGAATCCAATCCTTGCCACGCTGTTCCTTAAATTCCGGAACTACGTTTGCTTCAAAGTTCAATATTGATAAGCTATTCGCCATAGACTGTGTAAGTTTGATTGCCACCTGTGTACACTTCAGATGGTGCAGGTGTGCCGATGACCTTCACGATTCCTTGTTCTAACAAGGCCAGACCTGTTGGATCAAGATTTGAAGATGAACTGTTGGAATAGATGTAATAACGCCATTGGCCATCATTGCCCAACTTCACTTCACCTGCTGTTGGTGTTGGTGTGCCGCTTCCAACTTCTGTGATTTCGAACTTGTTGAATCTGTTCGGAAATGTTGATGTGTCCTGTGCCACACAATATTGCACACCTTCTGTTGTATCACTTCTTAATTCAAACAAGTAATAGGTTGCTGTGCCGTATTCGGTCAATGTCACAGCCACTTCATTGGTGCTATTTCGTTCGATGTTTATCACACCGAAAGAACAACATATTCAATGTCCACATCTGCTGTATCAGATTGTGCGCTGATGTTGTCGATGTCAACGAATGCGCTGAATGCACCTGCGGCCGTGTCTGCATCCATGCTGCCAGATGATAGCATAAATGTGGCACCTGCATCAACTTTCACGTCAGCAGTTTCTGCTCCACTTTTCTTGAATCTTACACGGATGAAGTTGGTGTTGTCCAGGTTCGTGATACGAATGTACTTGATTGAACTTCTGACAAACTTGCCTTGGCCATTGTCGCTGTTCAATTCAATCAAATCAATTTCATTGGAAGAATCGACAGTCATCACACGCCTGTCAGCTTCTGCAATATTTTCAATTGTACGAGTATGCGACCCACCACGATCTATTCCCGCAAGGTTTAGACCTTCTGAAATGGTGATTGTTGCCGTGCTTGGTGTTACTGTGCTTGCCATTGTTGTTGTGCTTTTCTTTAAATAGCAAATGGTTCAGATTGTGCCAAAACGCAGAAAGGTGCAGCAGAAACGCCACACCTTCCTAACACAGAGAGAGAAAAGAAAATTTCTTAGTTGCTGATTGTTGCAATCATATCGTCAACAGTTCCGCTTGTTGGTGTTAACTTCAAGGACATTGCAGGTTCCATTCCAGAGAATGTCAACGTGTATCCTTGCAGATCACCAAATGCAGTTCCTGTTGCTGCTGTTCCGGCAGTTATTTCAAGACCATTTGACCTTCCAACAACAAACGTGTTTGGCGTTTCGTCATTGGTTGTGTACATAATCACAACACGATTCTGCGCCAACAGCTTGATTTCGTCACGTGTCGCAGTTGCCAATTTTGGAAGGACAACAGTCACTTCTGGTGCCATATAAACAGTGCCATTCTGAATGGATGCCGTGATTGTCTCTGTCACCGCTGATGTTTCCTTCAGTTGCTCATACGATTGGAAAACCAAAGATGCAGTTGCAAAAGCTGTGATGTCTCCACCGCTGACTGTTTCACCTAATGATTCGTAATCAGCCAATGTTGCAATGTACAATTTGGAAATTCCACCTACACTGTCTCTACATGGCAGCGCAAAATTTGATGTTAACGGGCAGCTCATTTGCTAATTGTTTTTTTAGTGATGGTGATGGCATTTCTGCCACCACCTTTGAATCAATTCAATGCAGATTAAACTGCTACTTTACCAACCTGATCTGGAAAGGCCACCTGTGTTCCCATGATGAACTCACAGGCAACACGGATGGTTCTGTTATCCTTGCTGTACCATACTTCAAGACCTGCATCTGATGTGTCAGTATCAAGATCAAGACCAAGAACAAGGTTGTTCAATGATGCACCATAAACGCCATTCAATCCGGTCAATCCGTTCACACCGATAACTTCAATGTTGGTTCCTGGATAAACAAGTCTGAATGGATCGAAGTCAGATGCATAGTTCGCAAGCTGTCCACCTGTTGAAGTCAATCCGCTTCCATCAAGGATTCCTGCTGCAAGTAGTCTGAATTTGTCAAGGCCAACGAAGATTTTGAAATCTGGCTGTGCTGCTGCTGCTGATGGAGTCAATGCATATACACGCTGAACTGCTTCAACCATTTCCGCAACAGTCAATGGTGAAGATAGTGTTGAACCGTTGTAAGCTGCCACGTTGCAATCTGTGAACGATGCAGCATTCTGAAGTATACCATCGAACATGTCCAAGTTCGTTCCAGAAGAACCTGCTCCATCACCTTGCCAGATGATTTTTTCAATCTCGTCTTGGATTTTCTCAACAAGGTAATTGCTGAACACTTCTTCAAATGGCATTGAATCTTGAATTGCTCCAGGTGCCAATTGAGTAGAAAGGTAGTAGTTCTCCAATTTCTTTGGGCAGAACTCCATGTTGATTTTCACGTGCTTTGCATCAATTGTCTGCTGTGTGAATGTCACATCACCATCAGCAGCAAATGAACAAGTTGCACCTGCTTGTGCCATGTTCACATCAACATCCATCAAATTCACAGTTGTTGGTCCTTTCACACCCAACTGCTTTCTCATTAGTTCAGCAGTTCTTCCACCTGCCAATGCCTTGGTCAGCAATGGGAATTGCTGCTCGTTTACGAATGGGCTTAATGCCGTTACATCAAATGCCATGATTTTTGTTTTTTATGGTTTTAATTTCTTGTTTACTTCTTCAATGCTTTTCTCATCTTCTCCACGATGTCAGCATCAGATGTTGCTTTCGCGAATGGATTGTTGACCTTCTTGGTTGGTTCAACAGATGGTTTTGCCGCCATCTTTTCCACGATGTCTGTGATCATTCCAATGGCTTTTTCCATTTCATCGAATCTGGAATTGATGCCTTCAACTACTTCAGCAGATGCAAAATTGTGTGCGGCAACAATATCAGCAGCAATGGCCGCCATCTTAACATCAACATCAACATCTTCTTCTTCAGTTGACTCTTCTGATGCCATTTCTTCCTTCTCTTTTTCATCTTCTTCTGCTTCAACTTCTTCTTCTTCAGCTTCTGGTGCCATCACTTCAACAATGACTGCACCTTCTGTTCTGATGATTGTGCCATCTTCAAGTTCGTGATCACCATCTGGTGCGTCAATTTCATTGGCTGCTTCATCAATTACTTTGACAGATGCACCAACTTCAACAGCAGGTTCAACTCGTACAATGGTGCCATCAACTAATTTGGCATCCAGGAATGCAGCTTCAACTGCTGCTTCTTCTGTTGTTTCAACTGTCTCTGTTGTGTCATCTGATCCGAATAACACCTTCTTGATTTCTGGCAACTTATCGCCAACTAATTCTGAAATGTTCATAGCTGTGCTTTTTTGTTAAATAGAAAAAGAATTGATGTGTGCCACTTACTTCTGAATGGCATCAATAACTGCATCAATCACTTCCTGGTCCATTGTCATTTCCTTGTCTTCTCTGAAGATGCCTTCAACTGAAAAACCTTTCAAAGTATAGCCATCATCTTCCTTGATTTTCTGCCAGACAGCATCATTCTCCACACGCATACTTCCGAACCAACTGCCTTGCGGAACATCTTGAAATCCTTCCGGCACACCTTTGACATCATCCACAATCCAAGATTCGAAGATGAACACACCATCCACAGGTGTTTCATGCATCTCATTTACAGCCTTCGTCAATCCATTCTTCATGAACTTGTAGACGATTTTGCGAATGGTTTCTGCTGTGAATACAACATACCATTCTTTATCGGACCATCTTCTGTAAATTGGAAGCGATGCGATCATGAAAGGACCGGTTATGATACGTTTTTCTTCATCTTTCACTCTGAACTTGTATGGTTCCTTCACTTTGCTGAAAGCCATAAAGTCACGTTCAATGGCAGGTTCATCCACTAAGCTGACGAAATCCACGCCACTTTCATCATCATCATCGATGGTCAAATAGACCAAGGGAATCTTTTTGTCTTTTTCCATTGTTATCCGGTTAATCCAAATGTTGCTTGGTTTTGTATCTGTTGAATATTTTCTTGACTGCCAGACAGTTGTGATTCCACAACGAATGCCTGCACAGGTGCCAACTGTGCTGCTTCTGCATTAGTTATTTCAGTTGTGCTTGTCGTAACAGGTGCAACAGATGGTGCTGATGGTGCTGATGCAGATACTGTTCCTGCACTTGGTCCAGGTGCTGTGTTCAATATCTGTGTTGCCTGTACCATTGCTCCAACAACTGCACCAACCATAGATGCAATGTACGCCACTTGCAGGAATGGTGCAGCAGGTCCACCTGATGAAGCTGCCTGTGTTGCACCTGCAATTGCTGTTGATATTGCCACAGCCGTGTTGATTGCTAATTCTGCAACTGCAAATGCTTTGGCTGCTGCAACACCTTCTTCACCTTGCTGCTCCAAGAATCCTGCAATCTGTCCCAATGCACTTGCAGTTTGTTGTGCTGCCAGGATTTTTGCATTCTTCACTTTTTCCGCTTCAAGTTCAGCCAATGAAATCTGCTTGGCTGCGTATGCTTGCTCCAAACGAATCATCTCTTCGTGATTCTCAATCTGTTCCGCAGTCATCTCGGCATTGGTGTACTTCAGATATTCACGCATTGCATCAAGATGTTCGTGATATTCATCTTCTGCTGCGCTTAATTCTGCGCCTATTCCGGCATACCAAGGATTCTCAATGAATATCATGTATTCACGTGCATTGGTGAGGCCTTCAGACCTTTCTTCTGACAATGCCTGTTCTTCTGCTCGCAATGCTGCCGCATTGGTTTTCTGTTCAGAGTAGATGCCATTGATTCTTTCCAGAACATCAGCCTGTTCTGCCTGTGCATCAATCAAGGCTGCTTGTGCAGGAATGGATTCTCTGTTCATTGCCAATTCTGCTTCACGCAGACTGATACGCAATGCAGAAATCTTCAATTCTCCACGTGTCTGTGCTTCCAATATTTCAGCAATGGCGTCATTGGCTTTCATTCGTGTTTCAATATCCAATTCGATATTGTCACGAATCTGTCGTTGAATTTCTGCTTGGTTCTGCATTTCCAACATGAACTTCCTTTGCTGCGCTTCAGCCAATTGCAGTTCATTCCGCATCTTCACAATGCTGTCAGCCTGTGCCAATGCGCCATCTGCACCATGCAACAATGCATTTCCAAAGTCTCTGAACTTCTGGATGATCTCATCCATGTTCATGTCCTTGATGCCTTGCAATCCATCAACCAAATCCTGCACAGCACCTGCAACATTGCCAAAGATAACTTCCAATGTCACCATTGCCTTGCTTAATCCATCGGTAATTCTTTGGTTGCTTCGAAGTAGGTCTGCAAGTTTTTCAAAAATCAGAAGAACAACAGACAGCTTGCCAATCATCTTGATGGCATTGCCAACTGATCCGCCAAACTTCTTGACACCTTTGGACGCACCTTCCGCACCTTTTTCAGCAGATTTGAATCCGCCTTCCATTTTCTTCTTCAGGTCATCAGTTGTGGCCTTCAGTTCTTCCATCTGCTGCTTCAGATCATCAATCTCAGCAGTAGCATCTTTGGTTTTTACGTCAACTTCAACAGCTATCTTTGTGGCCATTACGCAGGTATTAATCTATAGTGAACGTAAACGGTTATGTCAGAATCACCTGCTGTTGGATTGCCGGAATCAACTTTGACCAATAGGTCGGCATTTGCAAGTAGTTGCGTAGATGTCGCAAGAGCCGGCGTTGATTTGTCCATACAAATAATGTTACTTACAGATGAATTAATACGAGCCTGTGCTTGCACAGATGTTGATGCGCCCGAAGTAATCAGTTGCAAGTCTATGTTCGTTGCATACGGTGTTGTGTTGAAATCTACCTTTCTACTTGCAGATACAACTTCAATTGCATAGCCAGGAACAGCAGACACAATGGTCAATGGTGTGCTGTTCAATGTCAGCACATCTGCTGATGCAATGGTCAGTTCAGCACTTCCACCGATACAAAAAACGCCACCATCTCCACGTGACCAAACTACATTGTCAGCTTGGTTGATGAATAGTTCGCCTTTATAAATGTCAGTTGCTGTCCACGCAGGTGATGGTTGTGTGTGATCATCTGATGGTGCCACAGTTGGAACAGTTCCGGAAACTGTGGACCTTTTAATCTTTATTCTTGAATCTTGTGTTGCCATTCGTTAGTTTATGTTTTGGCCGCCATCTATCGTATAAATAGATGAATCGCCATATTGTATCTGCACTTCATCTTCCATTCCATCCAAAACGTAGATGGTGCCACCTGCATCTGTTGCTCTGATTTCATCTTCGCCACCTTCAATGATGTAGCCATTCATCTGTTCTTCTCCATTGATGATGGTAACATTGGACCTGCTGACCTTGGCACCATCTGTGCCGATGATTCGGACATTGTGCAATCCTGCACCAACTTCGTTTCTGTCACCAATGATGGTGATGTTGCTGCTTCCTTCACCAACTTTGTTGTCACTACCTTGGACCAAAAATGTTGTTGTGCTGTCACCGACACGGTTGCGCTTTCCGGACACCTTGCCGCCATTGAATTGTGGAAACACATTGCCACTTCTCTGGACCTTCTTCACAACAGGTGCATTGACCTTCGCCAATCCATCTGCCACCTTCTTCGGTTGACCAACTTGGAATGTGTCCACTTCCAATGGTTCCTTCACAATGACCTTGAACAGCTCCACTTTGGTCAACTGTTCCTTGAATGGATTGTAATCTTTGATCTCATTGATGCGCCAATAGCTGTTGTCAATTTGAATCTGCTCACGGAAATCAAGATTCATAATGTCCAAAGGTTCCAGATAGAACATTGCTGTCATCAGCTTACTGTCCTTATTGGTGATTTCAATCACGTGATTCCGATGGAATACATTGAACAGATTGGCATTGGTGTACAGAAGATTGCCTGTGTATGCATTGCCAGAATAGAACAATTGCTTTGGAATGCCAAAGTTGATATCCTGCTGTGGAATGATGCCACCTGTTCCTGGATGTGTCAAATGACCTGCATACGGATAACTTGATTGTGCCACATCAATGGTGACGAATCCATTTTGTGTTGCTTGCCGATATCTGAAGATCCAATCTGGATTTGATGGAATCAATCCACCAAAGTACAGCAGTCTTATGTTGTGTTCAGTTTCGGCCACACCATCTTCAAGGTCTTCATTGTATATCTTGCCAATGATTCTGTTGCTTGGATTGTCATTGACCATTGGTGTTGCGCTGAAGACAACTTCCATTTCATTGGTACCAAGTTGGAAGTCATTGTCAACTTCTGCCTTTGCTCTACCATACACGTGACCAAAGCTGTCATTATATCGCTTGTTGTATAAGTCATCATCTTCTGCGTAGGTGTACAGGAATTCATTTCCTGTCAGAAGACCCAAAGGCTGCAATGTCACATCCTTGTCACGTGCCATCTTATGCGTCCAATCCTTGACCTTTCCGGACGCATAGAACGTGTCACGTGTTTCAATCAATAGATTCCGTTCATCATTCGGATCAATGGTGACGTATAGGTTGAACATCTGAATGATTGACAGCAGCAAGTCCTTCATTTCAACTTCTGGCACAAAGCTATTCATTGGAATCAACTGACCTTCCACGATGCCAAGGTCACCAGATGTCACTTCAATGGTTGATGTGTTGTTCAATGTCAGTTCACATTGGTCGAATAGGAACAACGCCACGTTCGGTTCCATCCACATTTCCATGTACAACCTGTCACCAATTTCCATAAAGATATTTTCGGAAAATGTGCTAACCAATGTTGTTGCTGTTGCGCCAATGGTTGATGATGCAGGTATATCAATGGTTACGATGAATGACTGCTCAAGCTGAACAGCACCATTCACACGTTGAACGTACACATTCAAGACGGCATTGAATTGTCCGGTCACAACAGGATTGCTTCCAGATGGTGCGCTGACGCGCTCAACTGTAAATGATGGCACAGATGTCACGTTGAACCATCCATCAGATGGTGCTTCGTAGTAATCACCTGCGTCATTCCACAGGTCGAATGGATCAATATTGCTGTCGAAGTCCAACAGCACATTCTGATTGAATCCAGGATTTGGATAGTTAGGCGCAAATGCTGTTCGCAATGGCTGACCAGGTGAAATGGCCGTTGCTGTCCTTGCAGCAACTTCTGATTCACTCAGTTGGAATCCTTCATTGGTCCACGGAATAATAAGTCTTTGAAAGAATGCCGATGACAGGAATGTGGATGTGTAACTGAAGTCTGCAAAGCTGAAGATTCGGTCAACGATATCGTGCAGGAATACAGCAGGCCGAAAGTCATTCACACGATAGATGCGCTCTGTCGTTTGCAGATACGATGGTTCATTCACGCCATAGTCAAGCATTGGATAAACATAGCCATCTGTGTTTGACCAACTGTTGACGATTTCGCTATAATTATAATCGTGATCAAGGTCTGAAAAGTCAATCAATGGATTGCCATTGTCATCAAGACCATTCAGTTCTGCGTCTCCCAATTCATTGAAGATGTTGGCCATCTTGCCGATGAATATGATTTCATAGATCAATTGGTCCTTCTTCGCAGTTATCTGTCGCAACTGCAAGGTGCCATCCATCACTTCAATGCCATCTGTTATGATTCGCGCATTCGCTCTCTTATTCGGATTGAAATTTGCTTCAATGTTAGCAGCAGAAGAATTGTAAGCATTGCTGATGTTTACGTCATAGATTTGTCCGAAGATGGCATCATTCCGCTGTGTTCCTGGACATTGGATTGTCTTGGAATATTCTGTCTTACGCTCATCCGGATGCCGAATGTCAGCAATCGCATAATTGAACGAAAAGTCAAATTGAAAAATGTCAATTGGTCGGCCTTCAACCAACACCTGCACATCAGCCACGTTGTCTTCTGTTAGTTAGTGAATAGTTCAATTCGAATGTGTACTGCATCAACTTATCATTCAATGATGTCTTCTTCTGGATGCTGTTGCCTGTGATGTTCATGGCAATCAATTCATTGTTCACTTCTCTGTACACAACAGGTGATGTGAACAGGTCATTCATCCATGTGCTTTCAGCTTCGGTTAAATAATCTGTGTTCACGGTCAACTTCTCGGTCATCTGAACATCATAGTCTGTCTGGCCACGTGATGCTTTCGTGTAATCATACACGAATCCTGTGAATGTGTGATGCTGCTGATGATACGATTCACGCTTCACATCTGTCTTGTTCATTGATTTCAGATTGAAGTTAAATGAATCTATGCCACCAAGTCTGTTCAACCAATGCAGACGCACAGGTTCATACTTCGAACATTGTTGGTCCAGGTTGAATGTCACAGCTTCTGATTCCTGAACATTGGTGCTGTTCAGCAGCATAATGGTGTAACTTTTGGCACCATTCAGAACAGTTGATGGTGTGCTGCCTGTCATCAATGCAGGATCTATGTTTGCAATGTCCTGTGGACCAATGGCAATCCGCCAATATTGTGCATCGTAATTGTTTGAAATTAGATATGGTGATGTCACGAATCCAGAAGACAGCAATGTTCCTGTGCCATCCACATCATCATACGCGTTGATCAGATACTTGTTTGCGCTCAACTTGTCATTCACAATGTAGTACAGCCATGCAGATTGTACAGAATCAATGTTCCGGATGCTTGGCGCATCTGTCAGAAATCGCTTGGTTGTAGATGGTCCGTTGATGATGAAATCATTGTAGTCAAAGTCAACCCAATCAACAAGGTTCCTGACACCATTCCAAACTGACTTCTGCTTGAAGAATGTCAAGTCAACTTGCTCATATCTGTCCGTGTCCGGATTGATGTCTTCTTCCTTTATGAAGATGAAATACTCAAAATGACTATTGCCATTCTGAAAGAATGCTTGATGGTTAGCAGCAGGAATGGACACATCATGTGTCAACTGTGATTGTGTGATTCTGGACACATCGAACCATGCATGATTCTCAAATGGCGCACCTTGGTAAATTCCAACAGATGGATAAACAACCAATGTTGCAACTGGCAAGTCACCTGTCACATACGGATATTTCAGAACATTGATTCTGAACCGAAGTGTTGGTGTGTAGTTTGTGCTGCTGATGACATACCTGTTATCATTGTATGCCAATGAATAGTCAGTTGGTTCTTGGCTCTCGCCATTTGCGTAGACAATTAGTGTTGCCATTATCCTTGTGATTCTATAAATTCCTTAAGCTGTTCCATTGTCAATGCCACATCATCGGCAATGGCTTCTTCAATTTCAGATGGAACTGCTCTGTTGATTGGTTCCGTATACGGATCAATCCAATTCCTTGGTCGCATTCCGTAGTTAGCCAGATTCCTTGAAATGACAAATGCCAATCCGCGGTGCTTGGATTCCGACCATTGTGCTGTGTCTGAATCACCTTTGAATCCACCTATCTTGTCACGTACAGTTGGAATCTTCAGCCAATCATAGATGTCCTTGTAATTGTCAGCGAATGTAAAATTGTTTGGTCGCTTACCTTGTGGCCTTGTTCCTTCGTCCAGGTCCAGACCATAGTCTTCCATCGTAATCTGCATCTGATAGATGCTTCCGAACACTTTGACCTTTGGCTGCTTTGGAAGACTGACAGATGTACCAAGTCTACCTGTGGCAACAAGATTGTTGTCCTTGATAGATTTTCCCAAGGCATTGGTGTATGCCTTCCGGAAACCATTCAATGTATCAACCAATTTGTCAAATGCCATTTTTCAGTCTTGCTTGCTGTTGAATGTTTTGTTGACGATCATGCGCCTGTTTTTCGCGATAGAAAGTAATGACGTTAAATAGTTCTCTGATCCGAAGATTGAAGAAATGGTCCCATTTGCTATGGTCATTGTTTGCCAGATTGTTGACCAGGTCGAGCCATCCAAATCTGGTTTCATACGTTTCAACTGCTTTTCCGCTTCCTTCAGATTCTTCTTGGCCATCAGACCCAAATAAACCTGCATATTCTGAACGTAGTTCTTGTAACTTTCGAAAAAAAAAGCAGTCAACGGATAAACGACATTCATCTTGGCATCCTTCATATCAGCAGCAACTTCGCTGTGCTGCTCTGAATCATAGGTGCCATCCTTCCATCCAAACCAAGTTTTCTTGCTTGGAATACAGAACAAGGCCAGAATGTCGGCCATATTGTCCATCACTTTATCTTGGTCCTTCATCAGATGCATCAATGTGATATATTGGCCACCTGTCAGCTTCTCCACATCACTTTCAATTCTGTATTTCTTACCATTGGCCATCATGTACTTCTGCAACTTTCCTTCAACTGCTGAAGAAAGGAATGCCAATGATTTCATCACATTCGTGTAGGATTTCAGAGACAGTTCTTTGACTGCTGCTTCTGACCATCCAGACATGATGCTGATGATGGCCACGTTCTTTTCATATTCGTGCAGGTCATCGTGCTTCATCACATTCTGCAATGCGGCAAACTGCTCCACAGTTACTTCTGACCAATCGCTTGGAAGTTCAATTTCGTTCATTCTCTTTTCTGATCTGTTCTATTTTTCTGATTGCCCAATTTACACCTTCATCACCGCCCCATGCAAGCCACATCAAACGGCCACATCCTTCGCCAAGTTTGCGCTTGCTGTTCCTTTTGTGTCTGATAAATGCCGCCATTCGTTCAATTGTCTCCACGCTTATTGGTTCACGCTTTGCCAATTGCCTTGCTCTGGCTTTGCCAACAGGTGTGCCACAGCTTTTCCATCCATACTTTTCCGCATACCTTAATGCTTTCTTCGCATTCTCGGACGCAGCCTGTGGATAATCATTGTATGCTTCCTGCATCTTCCATACACGTCCAAGTCTTTCAAGGATGTTCATCTGTTGTCTTTCAATTAAATAGCAAAAAGGTCAATTTGTATCTATAGCGAAACGCAGCAGCAGCAATCTGTCGTAATATGGCATAAATACCCTGTTGCCTGGATTGTTCTGGAGAATCTTGATGTGGCTGTCAATCATCTTTGGCACATTGGTCACAACTTCACACTTGCTGATTCGCACCTGTTCTGGAAAGGTCATAGCCTTCAGTTCCTTTTCAAGTCTGTCCAATGGAATCATTCGTCAGTTTATTGGTTGACAGTTTTGTTGGTTTTGTCAGTCTTCATGCAGACCTGACACACCTTGCCACCATTAATGTAGTCTTTTCGCCATACGTGATTGCATTGCTTTTTCATCTGACTGCATAGGTGCCTGTTGACATTGATTTGCTCATAATGGAATAACGTGCTGCATCAATCGCGTGATTTGAATGGTCCACAGGAATGTTCAATGATGCACCTGTCTTGTCTGTCTGCCAGACATAGCCGCGCAGTTCCTTGATCAGATTGGTTGATGATGATGTCACCATCAATGGCACCTGCTGCATCTGGTTGATGCCGTACATTATGCTGTCCTTTCCTTTGACTGCTCCACGGATACGATGGCCGTATCTTCGCAGTTCGTCAATGCTTTTCGGTTCAGAAGAATCTGCAATGATTTCAATGCCCTTGAATCCATCCAGGACATTGCTGATGTCCTTGTTGCTCATTCCTGTTGCATAATGTATTTCATGCATCCACAGCTTGCCATCTGATTGCCTTACTTCAACAATGGCAGTTGCATCATTGGTATATCCCCAATCAAGGCCAATGCATCTCCATCGGTAGTTGTCTGGCAGTTGGTCACATTGATTCCAATTGTCGAACACAACACCTTGCAATGCTCCGATTCTTCCAAGGCCATAGACATTCCACCAATTTTGCCAATAGACTGAATGCTTGGCTTTTTCTTCTGCCTTCTCAATATCCTTTCTGATTGTGTCCGGCAATGCTTCGTTGTCCTTGAATGTCAATATCAAATGTTCAGAATCATCTTCTTGCAGCACTTCGGTGTGCGCCCAAAATTCCATCGTTGGATTGAAGTCAATGAATATCTCGTCTGATGTTCTGATGGCCAATTGATAGTAAGATTCAAATGGAATGTTGTTTGCTTCGTTCACGTAAAGAATGTTCCTTCTGGCACCACGTAGCCTTGCTTCCTGGTCTGCGCTGAAGAATTCGATGTAACTGCCATTGGCAAATGTGTATGTAAGTAGTGACCTGTTCCATCTGCTGTCATTGTATCTGCCTGTGATTTGCATCACCTTCAGAAAGTCTTTCATTGCTCCACGCCTAAGATGTGGCACAGATTCGGACACGACAGAAATTTCAAGACCATCAGTTCTGGCTGCTCTGTCAATTAGTACTGGAAGAATGCCGAATGTCTTTCCGGCTGATGTGCCACCTTGGATGACCTTTTTGCGTTTGGTCAGCTTGCGGATCTTGCGGATGGCTGTTGTGTAGACGAAATCATTCATTCATCATCACCGAATAACGGCTGCTCACGATGTGTCACTTCGTGCTTTTCAGTTAGGTTGTTCAGACGTTGTGTGATGCTCGTGTTGTAGATGCCGGTCATGCCACCTTCAATCTGGTCCTGTCGGATGCTCTTACGTATACGCGAACAGATAGAAACATATTGGCTGTATCTTTCATCACGATTGGCAAAGTAATGGTCTAAATTTTCATTCAATCCTTGGTCAGCTACGAAGTTCTCGAATCCTTCCATCGTCAATGGTTTCTGAAGTTCACGATGCACAGTAATTGCTTTCGGACCAATGAAATCCTTCACAGTTATTGGATGGTCCTTGGTGTGTGCGGCATAGTCCAGGAACAATTGCCACATCTTGTCGGGTGTTTCAATGTACTTCTTCTTTGCCATTACTTCTTGAAGTTTCTCAATGCTTCCTGTGGCGTGTTGCCGACACCTTCCTTGAAGTTGCCTTCATTGTTCCAATACTTGTTTGCATCTTCACGCTTGAAAGCATGCCACTTCATGGTGTAGGTGTTGTGTGTGATATACACACCATAGTTTTCGTGATTTCTGTTCTGCTTCATTTCTTCCTTCTGCGCTTTGGCCTTGGCTTATTTTCTTCTGCGAACTTCAGCATCACACGTGCCATTGTCTGTGCAGAACTTCCACAGGTGAAGCACACACGTGCATTTCCGTGAATGGCCTTGTATGTTTCTTCATACTCTTTCACTTCGTTCTTGGTCAATCTTCCGCTGAACCTTCTGGCCGCCATCATTTCAAGCTGTTCCTTTCGTTCAGTTATAAATAGCAAAATGTCCTTTTTGTCCATTAGTTAAAATTTTCACCTTTCAAAATTCGCGCAATCCAGATCAAAACCAACAGGATGCAGCAGATTGTCAGCACATCATCCATCTCACATTCCTTTGCGTCCGCCTGTGTTGGCACCAAGTATGGCCACAGGTTTCGTGAATACCTTCTTCATCACCTTATCGCAGCAGGTGAATGTTGGCTTCTCGTTCATTCCATGCACATAGTCTTGGACCATCTTGCATTTGCCTTGGCATTTGTAGGAATAGGTCATGGCATCCAGAATATTTTGAATCTGTATAAGATTCGTTCGATCAACACAGCCATCAACGCTACCTGGAAAGATGGCCAGACAGCTTCAGTTGTCGCTGCTCCAACAGCCAATCCAATCCAGAATGACAGACACAGCGAACAGTCAAATGGTTTGATTGATGCCCATTCGTCAATGTTCAGCCATTGTTTAATGTAGGTCTGAATGCTGATCACTTCTGTCAGTAGTGATCCGATGACCGCTGCTGATGCAGCGTTGAAGAATAATTCCATAATAATCTTCTTTTAGTTGGTCCAATGTTCTCCGGACCGAATTACCAATTGATTTGAATGGAATGTCAACCTTCTTGCTGACCTTCCTGTAACTTCCTTCCTGGAGCCATAACCGCAGAACTTCCTTGTCATACCAATGATACGAATCCAACAATGCTTCGATGATCATTATGTCATCTTCCTGATCCCAATCGTAACCATCAGCATCATCTGCAATGTCCGGCATCTGCTTGCTGTGTGCGAATAGGCCATGCTTTCGTGCAAATGTAGACCTTGGTGATGTTGCCATTGTCATCATGGTTCTGACAACATAATAGCGAAGATAGCCGCCATCATTGACCTTGTTCCATTTCTGTTCATCCATTTCAAGGATGACCATTGCAGCTTCTTGAATAAGGTCATCAGCATACCTGTGACAAATGCGAACTGCCAATTCACGCAGTTCATCATCTGCCAACAGGTCAATTGCCGCTTGTTGTTTAGAATGGCAAGTCATCATTTCCGATGGCTGCAGCCTTTGCCTTGGATTTGGCCACAACCTTTTCTTTGACGCTTCCTTCCTTCTCTGGTTTCCATGTGTCCACGGAAATTGACACATCATTGCCATAGTCATCAAGTTGATCACGCAGGTTGATGTTAACCTTCACATACTTCTTGCCTTGGTATTCAAAGGTGTGTTCAGCAGGAATCTTGTCAAGACAGATGGATGCTTTCAACCATGTGTCACCTTTCTTCTGGCCATTGCCGCAATAGATTGTTTTTTCTTCACTCATTGTGTTAAGTATTGATTTCTACAAATATACGATTTCAAACAATACCATTTGACCGGAACCATCTGGTCACAGTTTGTTCATACCTGTTGTCTTCCTGCATCAAGCTGAATCTGCCTTGTGGCTTTTCGTTCGGCAATGCCTTCACTTCATTCCTTTCAAGTAGATATTGGTAGAGCAATCCCCACATCGGATATTCCGGCAATCTTCCGTGTTCCTGGATGTAGTTGATGGTCCAATTGTACATGAATGGCGCATCAATCGGATCAGAAGCTGCTTCCAATTGTTTTGGTTGAAATTTTGGTTCAGATGCTTTTCTGCGTTCAGTCTGTTGGAATGCTCGCAGCACTTCACCAACAACCTTTGGTGATAACTGCTGACCATAGGTTGACAATGTCAATGGCTTGTTGTTCAATGATAGGCTGCCAGATGCAGCCTTCTGAAATGCCGTGACCAATTTGAAGTCATCAATCTGTGGAAATTCAGCATCAACGAATCTTGCAATGATGTCCATCAACATCTGACCATCTGGTGATCTGTCGAATTGTTTACAGCCAACCAATAATGGCAGCTTGTGAATAGTAACCTGTTGAATCATTGCAGTTGGTTTTTTTCGTTCAATGATTTGGCTTCATTCATTTCTCCAATCTGATACGGAACACCCATTCCTTCAAAGAATTGTGATGTCCTTCCACCCAAATCACGGACCATCTGAAATTCCAATTTTGCGGAATCAATTATTTCCTTGCTGACATCTGCAATGCTCCTAGCAGTTGCATTGTCCATATCACCATCATGCAGTTTTTCCAATGCCAGGAACAGGTGATTTCTTAGATCATTCATTTTGTTTTTCGCCATCTCTCGTGTGTTTTTTTAGCTTGGTTAATATACGAATTGTTGATTTGATTTCTTCTGGATAGTTGTGGATCGTGTTCCTTTTCATGTTGTCAGCTTTGCTGATACATTCCAAGTTGTCAATTGAATAATTGAATGGATTGCCATCTTTGACTGCAATGCAGTAACCTTTTGGAATATCGCCATTGTGCTGCTGCCAAACATAGTTTTTCATTTCAACCCATTTGCCCAATGACACACGTATCCACGGCCGCTTGGTTCCGTTCTTATCTGTCCTGGTCCGGATAATTCCATCATGCAATGTGTTATGCGGTAACTTTCCTTTCTTGAACATTGTCCTTTTCGCCTTCTGGTAAACTGATGAAGACATCTTCCTGCCCTTGTTCCAGGATTCTTGGCCTTTCTGAAATCTTGTTGCCTTTCCAAGGTCTGCATCCATCACGTGAACATGGTCCTTCAGATATTGAGCTGATTTTTTCAAGTTCAGTTTATCAGCCATTCCATAAACTGATGACCTGGACCTGTTCAGAGTCTTACAGATGTCATCAGTCTTGGTGTTCGCATACAATTCAACCATTGTTTGCATCTCTTCTTCTGTCCATATCCGCTTCATCCGTTCAGTTTTGGCTGTTCAACTTCAAAGTCAAATTTAAATCCGTTGACATCGTCACCTTTTTCCTTTGCTCGCTTGATCCAGGACAGAACAGCAGCCTTCCAATTGGTCATTGGCACCTGTCCAACCATCCAACCTTTGCTTTCATAGTAATAAAAGAACTTGTCAGCTTCGTCTTGGTTTCTGCATCCGCAATGATACATCCATTCTCTAACCTGATCAATTGATGGTGCGCCAACAACATTGACATTTCCATTCTCATTATCATTACCATTTACATTACCATTTACATTTACATTAGGTTTTTCAGTTGTATAACCTAAGTCTGTCAATGGTTTGTGTTTGGTTTCAGTTAGGTTATGGTTAGGTTTTACTTTGGTTTTAGTTAGGTTTTGTTTTGGTTTCGGTTTGGTTTTTTTTGAACTTGGTCGGCCACCTTTTTGACCATTGTTGAATCTTGCAATATTTGCATCCAACTGTGGCTTAATTAGCCGAAATGCCAACTTTGGTGTGCCTTCCAATGATGGTTCCTTGAAGTTCAATGCATAGTCACAAATGGCATCAAACACCTGACATTTTTCTTCTGGACACAGGTCTTCAGCAGCTTCGAAGAATGACCTGTAAAAGATAAACGAGTCTCTCATTTGATGATGAATTTTGTGCCTTGCTTGAAGAAACGGAATCCTAATGTTCGCAGGATTTCTGTCAATTCTGCAACTGTATACTTATCGTCAAACATCAGTTCATTGTCAATGCGCTTGATGTTGTGGATAACACTTGCGTGGTTCATGAATGCCATTTCTGCAATACGTGTAATGGATAAGCCTGTCTCCATTTCTGGCTGTCTCAATAGCCAAAAGACAACTGCTCTGCACTTCACGATGTGTGCTTTCCTGTCTCTTGAATATAGGCTGTTCTTGGTCACACCATAGTAATGCAGGACAGCATTGGTGATGTTCTCCACGTTCACACCTTGCCTATTGGCAATTGGCGCATTCATCACCTGGTCAGTCAATTCCTGTCTGTACACATCAACCAATTTGTCGATGCTTTCCTTCTCAATTTCTGATAATTCTGTCTTCACTTCTCTCTGTTTTTTAATGTTAATAACTCGTTCAAAGATACCAAATCATCATCAGATAAGTTGGTGTAAATGTTGAACAGATTGCTTCTGAATCTGCTTGGTTCGTGTCTGACCTTGCCATCCACTTTCAGACCATTCTGCCTGTATGCAATGGTGTGCCACAATGTTATTCTGTGAATCAATTGTTCACGTTGTCTGTCTGTCATAGCTGTTCAATTAGGTCCATCCAATCTTCAAACTTCATTGCCACATAGTCTGGCTGATGGTTCTTGGTGAACACAACAACAGGAACACGTCCATCAATAGCCGCGTCATCCTGTGATTGTTTCAATGCTGACCAAATGTTCAACCTTTCCTGGTTCTTGCATTCAAAGCTGAACTGTGCCAATGGTCCATCAAGATCAATGATGTCACCTTTGATTGTCATGCCGCCTGACATTGGTGTTCTTCGGACATTGGTGCCGAATCGTTCATTCAGCAGCTTGGCAACTTTGCGTTCAAATCGTTTGCCCTTGTCGTTTGCGTTCACCATGTCTTCAAATCTTGCCGGTCAACGAACCAAACAGGACCTTTTCCAAGGTCTTTCTTGCCTGCCTTTTCAATCATTCCCTTGGTTGCATAGCCAACAAGATCAACTGTGCCGCCATCAACAATGGCCAGAACATAGACATCATGCATCAGCTTTGGAACAACCAAGTTGCCATGCTTCGTGTATGTTGCTTTGATGTCAATGGTTGCGCCATCTTTGCTGATGAAATCAAACGAATCCTTTTCAAGATTGCTGATGATGTCCAGGTGCAAATTGAATTGCTTGCTGAATGCATATTCTGCCGTGAATCCAATCCTGCTTGCAATACGTTTATCAATGATTGTTGTATCTGTGCCACAGCCTTGCCAATATCGCATTGATGCAATTATGTCGCACATTGCTAATTCTCTCGGTGATAGTGTGATCTTCATGGCTTCAGAATATTGTCAAGGTAATCCTTTGCCAACGCCAACCTTTCTACCAATTCCTGTTGCATTGCAACATCAGCCGGAACATTGATGATGACCATTCTGAATGCTTCATTCTCAATGCGTGGATCAAAACTGATAAAGTCACACGATGTGGCACCTGTTGCCAACATACAACCTTGCATCTGCCACAAATATTTCTTGTCGATGTCCTGGTTGATGACATTCTTCAGATGATTAGCTGTGTTGTATGGACATTTGATTTCAATCAGTTTATCTGTGTCCTTCACCTTACCATCTGGAGATCCACCGGAATAGTCTGATATTTCACAGAATCCAAGTTCTTCAACTTCACATCCTGTGCGCTTTTCGTATTCTTCTCTGGCCACAGATTCGTATTCGTTGCCGTGATCTAATGCGGCACCAAATATCTGGACACGTTGGCCTGTCAGCTTTTCTGCTGCTACTTCCATCATGTAGCTGATGGCTGTGCCACCGAAGATTTCATCCTTCTTCCTGCCTTTGGTCATCAAATCACCAAATCGTGATGCTGTGAACTTTCCAAGTCTGGCAGCAAACCATTCTTCAGTTCGCTGCAATTCGTTGTTTTCTTCAAAGATGTCCATGATTACTTGCTTTTCTTTGGTGTGAAATCATCTGATTCATCTTGGCCATACACGTTGTGTTGGTAGAATCCGGACAGCTTCAAACAGACACGTGATAGTGATCGTTTCTCTGCCATTGCCACAGGATACTTTTGCCGCGTGTTATCTGGTGCCGATTCTCCGTATGTTTCAACGGTTATGGTGTGACCATCTGGTCCGGCCATCTCGCCAATTGCTTTGATGACCACGTGCTTGCAGTCATCTGTCATGTGTACCATTTCGTAACGGACACGGATGCCACGATGCTGTTGAATGCGCTCAATGCCTTGCCGTGTGATTATGACAAATCCTTGTGGCGATTTGAAGAAATGGTCAGCAGTTAGGCCATTCTCTGTGGCCAACTTTTTCATTGTTTCTCGATCTGTGTTTTTCATGATCTTGATTATTATTGATTAGTGATTTCTGATTTTGTTTTCAAGGTGAGCATTGCCACATCTGATGTGAATGCCGTCCAATAGAAAGGCATTGTGTCTGATGGTGTGTGAACACCTTCGTGATGGTCATAGTCTTGGTCCCACAATGCCAACCATCTGGTCACTTCTCCAAGAATGTGACGATCCACAACAATCTGACTATCTGCAAAAATGATGATGTCATTCTTTGCCATCTGATTGATTGTGTCAATTCGTGTGATGATGTCCAGGACAACCATCTTGGATTCATCAGACAGATATGTTGTGTCTGATTTGTAGCAATCAAGCAATGATTCGTGCTTCATTTTTTCTCTGTGTTTATGGTGATTACTTATTGATTACATCTTCGTGAAATGCATCATCATCGCCACATGATTCGCAAACGCCAATCAATGCAGCTTGTTCGTGATGCTCTGAATAACCAACAACAGCCTGTGTCTGGCCACATTCACATCTGCATTGTGAATTGTTGGTGATCAATTGATAGCTGTGTTCCTTCAAAATGAACATAGCCTGTTCTTCTGTGCTTACGCAGTTTACTATTCTTGCCATTTCTCTCTGTTTTAAGATTATGGTGTGAAACTACAAAAACACGTTGATAACTTCCAAACAAATGCACAGAAAATTTCACACGTTGATACTAACGTGCTGATAATCAACAGAATAATTTTAACGACTAATTAACAGACAGCCACGTGTCATCGTCATCTGATTGGCTGCTGATGATGTGCAGATACATTTCTTCTGTATTGACCAACGTGTTGTGATAGGCATCCATTTCATCTTGAATGGCCTTGTTCCTTTCGCTGATTCGCCATAGAATGTATGCTGATATAATTGCCCAGAAGACAAGGACCAACAGCAGGACCATCGCAATGATCAGCAGGTTGATGATAGTCTGCATCACCTTACTTTGCCTTTAATGATTCGCAGATTGTCAACTTCAAAGTCACCGTTGTCATCAACACGAATGATGGCGAACCCGTGATTCCATTTGTTTACGGGCATGTAACCTGGATGCAATTCACATAGGCATCCTGTTGACCATGTTGTCACAACCTTGCCATCCAGATTGCTTTCTGAATGTTCTGATGTTTGATGATTATGCCCACAGATAACTGATGCTTTCGCTCTCATGTAATAGCCACGTGCAGGATTCACAGGTGAAAAAACGGACCTTCC